AAATCACATTCATATCTGATGGGTCACCATACCCAAGAAGTTTTGATGACTCAATAATTTCATTCTTTTTTTCAATAGCTTGAGGGTCATCTGATAATGACAATCTTGTATACAGGATTTTTTGTTTCTCTAAAAGTTCAGATAACAAGTTAACATGTTCCAACTTCTCAGATTTGGACATATTAGGGAATCTCAAAACACTTCTTGTAAGTTCTCTTTGTAACTTCTCAATAGTTTTAAGTTCCTTCTGAACTATCTCTGAATCGAAGAAGGACATGTTACCTCTCCACAATATTTCTCAAAGTTTTTTTGTACTCCTGTACATCGATATTTAGGAATGGGGAGTATTTCTGTATCTTTAATGACACTATCTCCCATACAGGATCTAAAAGTTGTTTGTCAAAATTATTCCTAAACAGGAATATTCTATCCCAAATAGTAAAGGTTTCTATACTAATCTTCCCACTCAGGAACTTTTTTAGAATGACTGGATGTTGCTTTGAAGCATCAAGAACCTGCTCCAAGTTACTTTCAGACAACATATCTTCTGATTCTTGTTTAAACATGTAGGACAAACTTTGCTGTCTCTTCATCCATTCTTTATAACAAGAATCACCTTCTCTAATAATTTCTCCAATCCACATGGCTTGTGGATTATCATTACCTATAAAGTTAGACAAGAAGAAGTTTTTTATCTCTTCATCATTCTTCTGTCTACTAATTCTCTCAAACCAATACTTATCTTTACGTTTATTGAATGATTCTACTGATGCTCTGGACTTACCTGCATACTTAAAGTAATCATATTTTGGTTTAGTAAAGTGATTCTTTAATGCAAGATAAGTAGTATAACTTTGAAACGGGGTCATTTTTTATGTCATATCAAAAGTTTAGCTCTGGATGTTCTTTTTAAAAAATTTAAATTGATAGCATCACACTTTAATTTTTCTTTGAGTGGTTTGCTAATCAATTTACTGACAGAATCAATTTCAAGATTGTTTTGCTCACAATAGAAGACAATAGCATCTATGTAATTCATTTCTTCATTAGTCTTCACAAGGTCTTCTATGATCTGAGAAAACTTTGCAGGGCACAGAAACTTAACTTCCAGTGCATCCTTTAATTTATCTTCCATATTCTTTTAATTTAGATTGAATAAACTCTTTAATATATCCATTAAGTAACTTAATATACTTCATTTTATCATACTCCTCATAAACAACGCAATCCCCATCTTCACATGCCATTAAGATGACTAACTTCTTAACAGGAATACCTGTCATCTCATAGAACATACAAGCATAAGCAGCACACTGGACAAAGTAATGTTCAATCCACTCCTTTGGTTTTGCTTTTTTTGACGTCTTGAAGTCTATGACTGATAGTTCACCATTATATTCTGCAATACAATCAACTGTTCCTGCAATTCCTAATTGTTTGCTATAAAGAGAACTTTCAAGGGCATGAATATTATCGATGCTATTTAGTTTTTCTTTTGCAATCTGAAAAAGATAATATGAAAGTGGTTGAACTTGTGGTAATCGTTCTGCATTATGTAAGTATCCTTCTACCAAAGAGTGAAGGTCTGTCCCACGACTTGTTGCTTGTCTATTGATTTTGTTTGCTTCTGCCTCACCAACTTTCTTTCGCCATTCTTCAAAAATATGTTTATTGTGAAAGCTTGTGACTGATGTAATAGAAACTAACCTGGAAAGGTTATCCTCTCCAGGTAGTTTATAATATCTAACTCCATCAATTTCTTCCCTTTCAAGTGTGGGAAGATTCATACTAATGTGATTAAAAGTCATGCCAAACTACTGATCTCCTTGGATAAAATTCTTGATTTGGTTTTTCTATGAAATAATAAAGTGCTAATGAATACCTTTGAATATACTCTGGGCATTTTAAAGGAATAGGATGACCATGAATGGAATGATCAGAAAGGGTAAAGATTACTCCTCTATTAAAAATAGGAGCAATTTTATAAGCACATTTTTTTGTTTGGTGATCCCAAAGTTCTAAGCACCCTTCCCATTCATCTTCCCAATCTGGATTGAGATACAGTAGAAAATTAAGAACTCTAAACTGATCCAGATCATTTAAGTTATAATCTACATGCAGATTTAATTTCCCCCCAGAATGAATTTTATGAGCACCCCCTCCATAGAAAGAAGGATCTGGAAGTAAATTTTTAATTCCAGTTAAGTTCTCAAGAAAAGTAAGAAAATCTTTTGAATTAAAATACTGAAGAGTATTATAAACTGTTGGTGCATATTCTGCAAGTTGCTGTAAGTTTTCTAGGCACCAAGGCGTATAGAATTTACGAACTTGATGTGGAGCCATATAAGTATTTGATGGAGACTCTGTTCCCCAACACTCATATGCTTTCAATTCAGAAAAACATTGCTTTGCTATTTCAGGAGCAATAAAATTATCTAAGGTTATATTTGGGAATGGTTTTGAATTTGTATAATTGAAATTTAACTTTTTCCCCAATTCACCATCATTAAATATACGCATAATTATTCCTTAGTAAAAATAGCTACAAAATCACAATAGTGTGTGCCAGTATCAACACTAGCATGATGTGTTCTTACTGGATATCCACATACTCTTGACCATTTTTCTAAAGAAAAAGCAGCATCTCTATAGAATCTCCAAGAGTCAGATGGGTATGGATGATACTCACCTGTAGAAGGAGCATTGATATAGATATGTCCTCCAGGTTTAACACATCTACATTTTTCTTTGAATATTTCCCAGAAGAAATCTGCATGTTCAAATACAGAAGAACTAATAACAGCATCAAAACTGTTGTCTGGGAATGGAAGTTTATGAGGGTCTTCTAAAACTACATCAACTCCAGGACCTTCTTCAAGATCTACTCCAATCCATTCACATCCTTCTGGACAAACATCTCTAAGTCCACCATTTCTATTACAAGCACCAATTTCTAAAACCTTTCCAGTGATAGAATAGTTATTTAAAAATTGTTTACCCCACCACATTGCAGTATCATGCATAATTAAAACCCTGCTGCTATTTTGTTTACAATGTAAGACTTAACTAAACCAGATCTGACAATATCTTCAATATCAAATTCAATAGACTCAAACTCTGGCATTCTTTGAATGATTTTCATGAAATCAAGGATTCCATTTCTTTCATTAGTTTTTGTAAGGTCAGACTGTGTGGCATCACCACAGAACATAATCTTAGAGTTGTCACCAACTCTTGTAATTATACTATCAAGTTCATGAAAGTTCAAGTTCTGACATTCATCCACAATAATAATTGAGTTATCAAGAGTGGTTCCTCTGATGAATGAGGTGCTCCAGAATCTGATTGTCTCTTGTGCTTTGAGATTACCATAGAGCATCTCAAACTCTGCATCAGAGTTACACTCAAACATGTACTTTACCATGTTCTTATAAGGAATCTGGTAAAGACTTGACTTGTCCTCATGATCTCCAGGAAGGAATCCAATCTCTCTTGTAGACACAAGAGACCTGACAATCACAATCTTATCATAAGGTGTAAGTTCATCAAGAACATCTTTAAGTGCCAAGTATAATGCACAGAATGTTTTACCTGTACCTGCACAACCATAGACAAACAAATGTTTTTCTAAATCATAGGCATCAAACAAAATTGTTTGGTTCTTAGTCAGTGGTTGAATATCAAGTAAAGTTTCTGAACTAATTGGCTTTCTCTTCTTTCTATTTCTTGAAGTTGTACCAATCCCAATAGGAGAATCTCCTGAGTTTCTTCTTCTGTTTCTTGCCATTAGATTTTAGTTACACGTGAACCTGGGGCTTTGGATGCTTTTTCAAGCACATCATTCCATCCTGGATTCTTTTGAATCAGCTTGTTCTTCCACTCACCTACCTCTCCTGGTTGAGGACAGGTGGATGGGTCAGACCAATCACGAATCCATTCAGGGTTTTCTTCTTTCCACTGGTCCCAGAGGTGGATGCTCATCTCCACTTCTTTCTGTTCACCAGTAGTGGTATTAATAACAGGATACACAGGCATAAAATTACGAATTCAAGATAATTTATTTATTCTAAAGTTATGGATGGTGCATCCTGACACTCTGAGCAGTTGTCTCTAGTCCATCCAAGTGCCTCAGACACTGTTGGGAACTGGCATGTGAACATACACTTACATGCTTCTGCAACATCCATGTGCTCCTTTTGTGTGCCATGTGCAGACCTTAAATTGATATAGTGTATCCAAGACCTTACTGAACCTGTCATATAGATTCTTGTAGGAGTTGCAAGGGGCAGTACAAACCTCGCACACTCTTTGGCAACATCATGAGCAAGGAGTTCCTTGTAGAGTTGCATAGAGTGTGCAAAGTGCTCTTGAATCTTACTTTGCAGTGTCAGTTTTTCATACTCTGGAATATCATCAATAGAGTTTTGACGATTTTTAATGTCCTGCCTACGCAAATCTGGAACAGGAATGTGTTCAGAAATCAGTGAAGTGTCTGCATATCTCTGTGAGAATTCTTGGAATGTAAATGACCTATGACGCAGAATTTGTGCTGCAATTCCTCTGGTAGTTTCAATCTCCAAAGTCATAGTAGCCTGCTCAAAAACAGACCAATGATTGTGCTTAATACAATAACGTAACAAGCCTGCATAGTTTTCATTATCTTGATTCGCTGGGTTAGAAACCCTAGCAATATATGCCATTGTTTGTTCTGCATCTGGTGTAACACTAATAAGTTTTACAGTCATTTATTACCAAATCCTTTATAGTTTTTGTGTTCAAGTTTAAGTATTTCTTCTTCAATCACTTGAAGTTGATGATTCATGTAATCCAATTCTGCTGGTGTATATAATTTAGATTGATTCTCTGTTGCTTCTTTCAACAACTTCAACATTTTTTTAAGTTTCATCCAGAAAATACCTCATCATAATCTTCTTCATAAGGAACAATTACTGCCTCTTCATCTTTTATAACTTCTTCAGGAGCACTGTTAAGTTCTTGCTTTAAAGAATGTACAAGAAGTTCTAAGTTCTTGACTATCAGTTTAACTTTTTCTTTATCCATTTAGTTAAATGTCATCTCTACAATTGTACATAAAAAAAGGGGAGTAGTCAACTCCCCCAATGGTTATACAGTTTTTAGCAAATCCCTACAAACTCTTTTACATGTCTGTCCATCCTCATCACACTCAGTCAAACATTCAAAGTATGAATTCATTAATTCGTGTTGATCAATGAAATTATCTATTGAATTTTCTAACCTTTTCCAAGCAGCTAATTGATTATGAGAAATAAGGTTGTGCATAATATCCTCCATGCACAAAGAACAAAATAATAAAAAACTTTCAGATCATATCTATCACCATTTAAATTATATTATATGTATCATGAAACCCTAACATTTTTTGTTTTTAGAAACAAAAATTTATGCCTACTAATCTCTCTGTCTCCAATCATCAGGTTTTTCTTCTGTCCACCAATCTACCATATCATCAGTATCTTTAA